GATAACCAAAAACGTGGTGGTGTTTTCCTGTGCCCATGCACCCATTGCTGTCAACAACGGCAACACCTTTTCGACAACAGGGATCAGCGCCGCGCCAATGTTTTCTTTTGCTTCGGCAATGGCTATTCCAAACCGTTTCATTTGGCCTTCGGCGGTTCCTGCCGCTTCGGCTGTTGCACCACCGAACGTTCCGCCCAGCACGTTCATCACAGTGTTCAGGTCTGCACCCTCTTTGATTAGCAAAGCCATTTCTGGTGAAAGCGCTTTTAGGCCTTTCATGTTTCCGCCATAGGCTTTTGCTAGAGCGTCCGAAACTGTTGCCAGATCTTTTCCTGTGGCTGTGGAAATGTCCATAGCCAGGCTCAAACCCTCTTGGGCTTTTCCAATGTCTTTTGTACCGCGTACCAGGTTGGCTAGGGCAGGGCGTAAATCATCGTCCGCAATACCGCTAGCCAATGACATTTTGCTAATCATGTTTTCTGTCGCTGCAACCTGTGCATCAGTAGCGCTGGCCGAAATGTTTAGGGTGCGCGCCAATTCGACTTGCGCGGCCTCATCTTCCATTGCTGCTTTTGTTGCTGACCCTAATGCAACGGCCAATCCGCCAATGGCGGCGGCGGCAGGCAGGGCGGCCTTTTTGATAGCAAACCCTGCTTTAGCGCCAGCGCCTTCAAGGCTCTGAAATTCCTTTAGGGCTTTGTCCAAACCCTTGCTGTCAAATTCGCTAATGATCGGAATTTTGATTGCCATTACATCACCAGATTTCTATTGACAGCGTCCATTACGCGTTCCACCAATTCAACCATGTTTTGTTCCACAGCGCCCGCATTGCGGTCATAGGCAGGCCACATGACGCGCGAAGGCAAACCAAACTGCAACGTCAAGGCTGAAATGAAATTGGCACCCTGGGCATTGGATCCACCCTTTTTGCCTGCCATATCAATGATGGCGGCGGCAGGATCTTTTTGAATGATGCTGATGGTGCTGGAATTGCGTTTGCTCACATCTACTTTGACACCAACACCGCGCTGGGCTTTCTGCTGGCTGTACGGGAATTTTTGGTTTCCGCGTTGTGTCCATGAGCGTTCCATACCAGACAGCAGGCGCGGTGGGTAACTGGCCTTTGCATCATCAATGGCAGGTTTGGCTAGTTCCTTTGCCTCTTTGTTTATTCTCTTTCGTAAATCGGGGTCAACATTGCGCAATTCTTTCAGCGCTTCCTTCAATCCGTAAACCTCAATTTGTGCCGTGGCGCTCATCGTTTTCCCTTGCTTTGCTTATTCAACACAGTAATGACTGTTTGCAAATCTTGGGTGTCAAATTCGATGTGTGGCGGCCACCAGCCGACAGCCACTAGAACCTCTGCTAATTGGCGGCGGTAGGTGCCGCGTCCGTAGGGTTTGGGTTTGTTTGATCCACCGCTTCAATGTCCATGTCTGGGTTTTGTTTCAACCATTCAGACCATGTGGCTGGCATAGTTTCGCCCGCCAATTTGTAAAGATGGAACGCCCAGCACACCATGTCGTTCACGCCGATACCGCGGCCATCTGACACTTTGCGGTTTTCTGATTTTTCCCATTCGCTGATCACCAACAGGTTTGTTGTTACATCGCGCGGTGGGGTGTTTTCGTTCAGGGTGATACGTAGTTTGATTTTCATTTCAATCCTTCCGTCTGGTTTGGTTTATTGAAATTTAGGCTGTCACGTCAACGCTGTAAACGCCACCTGTGAACGTCAAATCAACTGTTGCCAATTCGCCTAAAGATGAATTGATAACTGGCAGGCTTTCCAAATAGGTGTTTGTCAAAACAAACCCTGGGTTGGTAGCGCTGTCACCTGAACCGTATGCAGGGTTGACCTGTACGGTGCATTTTGTGCCCACCAAATCTTTTAGGCTGGCGTAAGTTTCTGCTGCCGCATATGACATGAACATTGTGACGGTCAATTCGTTGTTCTCTAGTCCGCCTGTGTAGGTGCGTGATCCTGTTCCAAATGCGGTGTCCTCTAGCGCTTCAACTGTACGCGTCAATGTTGCAGATGTTGCCTGATCAGTTAGATCAACTAGGGATCCAATGGCTGCGCCAATTTGGACTTTTGGATTGCTCAACTGGGTGCTGGTTGCCATGTGGTTTCTACTCCTTAGGTTTGGTTTTTACTTTAGATGGTTTTGATGGCTTGTCGGTGGATTGTCTAATAAACCCACCAGCCAACAGGTGATCCACGTTGCTATCACCTGGGTCAAATTCGTCACCTGGCGTTCCTAGACGTGGGGAAATGATCACATATTTCATGCTGTTTGCGCCTGTTGCATAACGGTCAATTCGTAGCACGGCAACATCACACCACCAACGTCAAGGGTAGTTGGACGGCCAGCGGTAACAGATCCAACGCCTGCCAGCACTAGCGCGCTTAGGTTCAATAGGTTTCGCATTGCGTCAAGGTTTGATGGCCCCATTGAAATAATTTGTACTGGCCAACTGATTTTGACAATGTTGTAGTTCCAGGCTTCAAATGAGCAGGCACCAATGAACGCGCATGGCGGTACAAGGTTTCTGGGATCTGTGACTACCTGCAAACCTGTGATGGTTTCCAATTTGGTTTTTAGATCGTCCAGCGCCTCATTGAACAGGTCTGTGTATGCAACGGGCATCAGGCCACCTGCGGGCGTGAAATACCTAGCAACTGTTTGATGATTGGGGACAGGCCTGTGGTTGGTGCTGTGCCCATTTCGCTAAATGATGCAAACACATCAATTGATCCGCGTTGACGGTAAAGCGCGCCACCGTATTGGATTGTCCCCAGCGTCACGTCACCTGATGGGCTGGTGGTCAAACTATCGACATAGCCCGCCTCTTGCCGTCTGCGATAACAGAACGCGTTTGCAGCGCTGGCGCATTGCGTCAAAAACGTGGTGTCCGCTGCGGTAGCGGTTCCAATGCCTAGCCAATCCTCAATGTTTCCTGCCGTGATCCAAGTGCAGACAGGGTTGTATGCAATGGTTCCTGTGGCTGCAACGCGGTCAACATCGCTGGCTGTTTTGGCGTAGAGCACCTGATTTTCAATTGGAACATTGAAATCAAATAGCAAATCGCCTTCATTGTCCACGCCTGTGAACAGGTATTGTGGCAACGCATAAACGGAATAGGTACCGTTGAACGTTGCATCAACACCTGCCACGGTGATTGACTGGCCAACCGCAATTTCATTTGGAGTGAGTAATTGCAGGACTGCGTAGTTGTCAACCAGGTATTTGTTGGTGACTGTGTATGTAGCCATTGGCGGTTAGGCCGCCTTTCGACTAAGCGACAGTGACGGATTGAACGAAACGTGATCCTGCGGTTGCGTCTGTTGCGTCCTGATAGAACGTTGCAAAGTAACCGTAGTAAGCAAACGTGCGACCCAACAAATCTGGGTTGTCAACTGACATGATGCCCTTGACCTGTTCGTAGAATTCTACGGCTGGCGCGTGAACTACTAGGAAAGTTCCAGCGGCCAAGTTGCCGTCCACCAGAATTTCCAAGCCCATTGGGTTCATTCCTGACCATGATGCAGCGGATCCTGCACCCAAAGTGTTCTGACCGATCAGGCCAGGTGCACCAATGGCTGGGAACAAAGGTCGCTTGTCTGCGTCCAACTGACTGCCCAATTTTTGCCATACGTCAACTGAAACCACAAGATGGGTTGCAAACAAGTTGGTGCTGTTGCTGATGTTGTATGCACAACCATAGAGCGCGTTCATCAATCCAGTTGGGTCACCAGTTGTTACTGTCCAAGTGAAACCGCTGGTTTGTTTTGCAGCGTTGATTGAGGTACAAGCCAACGTGTCGGTGGCCTTCATGTACTGTCCTGAAAGATCTGTGAGGATCGTGTTCATCGCTTCGGGGCTGGTCATGTCCATGTCCTGTTGTGAGATAAATACCGATCCAGCAACGGTACTTTTTGTGACCGAATTCGCGCTGAGCGTCATTTTCTGACTTTCAACTTGTGCGCCTTCGGTCTGCGTTGCAGCAGATGTGTGTTGGGTGATGATTGGGCGGATAAATGTTTTTTGTGGTGCGGCAGGCATTGCGCGAACACCAATTCCACTGACCAAAGGCCTGATGAAGTTGTAGTTTTGGAAAACAGGTCCCAGCACGATGTTGCTGAGCAAGCCAGCGGTATCCGTGGTGAGGTCTTGCGCGCTTGCGGCTTGCAATGCGGTTTGATTTTTTGCAGCCTGGAATTTCACGGCTTCGTTTACCTTGCGGAAAACATCGCCACCAATGTGATATGCAGCCATGTATTCGCCAGGTGTTGGCATAGCAAATTCACGTTTTGGTTCTGCAAACAATGGTGCAGTTGGGATTGTTGCTTCGATCGGTGCTACTGCTTCAGACATTTCAGTTTCCTTTTCAATTGGTTCCTGTATTTCAGTATTGCTGATTTCCTCTGGCTCTTGGTGGATACTTGCAGCCACTTGTGCAATGTTAGCCATATCGCCAAATGCGCCGATTGGCACTAATGACAATTCCTGCCACGATGCTTTTTCAATAATCATGGTGCCTTCCTCATTGTAGGAAAACTTGGTTGGATTGACCCCAACGCTGACTTGGTCAATGGTGCCGTCTGCTGCCATTACTAGCGCGTCATTGCCCATGCTGGTGGCGCTGATGCGGGCGGTAAACATCATTCCCTGTTCGGTGTCCACGCGTTCTGTGACCACGCCTACTGGCATGTCAGCCTGATGATACATGAATAGGCGGGGTGCCTTGCCTTCAACTGGCAAAGAGCCTGGCAAAAAAATGACCTCTGTTCCATCAGAAACGCGGGCTGGCACATTATAGGGAACCGCTGTTCCAGAAATTGAACGCCGTGGCTGGCCGTCTTGTGCGGCTGCGTCAACGGTGAATTCACCTGCAATTAGTTTGATCATGAATTTGCCATGCTTTCTTGTGTGTTTTCTTCAATAACGGTTGTGCTGTTGTCCATCTTGTCTGCCATATAGTTTTCGGTCAAGTATTCGTCCGCGTCAAACATGACTGACGTGCCCTTTGGCAAAATGTTGTCCATTGAAAGCGCGCCTGCAATTGCGTCAGCGTAAAGTTTGACACCAAAAATGAACAGGTCGGCGCGGGCCTGTTGTGATGATTGGTACGAATATGAACCAGTCGAAACGCCAACCAAATATGGTGGAACGTTTGCCAATCGTGCACACTCTAAAGCCTGATAGTTCGCTGCTTCAATCAACAGCATTTTGTCAGGTGTTGCAGCGGTTTCCGTGTAGGTCAAATACTGGTTCAATGCAGCCGTTTGGTTTGTTGCGCGCGCTGCATTGAATTGTGCTGCAAGGTCTGAAAGTTCCTGTGCGCTTAGTGGTTCGCTGTTTTCTGTTTGGCGCAATATGCCAGCAGGAATTGATGATGATGCGTTACGGTTTCGCGCTGCTTCAAGTTTCAACGCGGTATCAATTGCACCTGGCGCTGAATAAATCAAACCCTGTGCTGGTGAAAGCATTTGCACCAGGTTGTTTGGGTCTAGTTCACCGCCTGCAAAAAATACTTGTTTAGATGGTGCGAAAAAAACGGGACCTGACTGATCAAGGGTGTTCACAGCGCCCGCTGGGATCCGTGTAAAGGAAGCAGGCCTGCCGTCACTTTCATTTCTGCTAGTTATATACCAAAATGCGCGCCCATAAAACAGCAAATCGTCAAGCGTCCACGCCATGATGTGTTGATATGGCAATTGTGGATCTGGGCGGCGTAACCATGAACGTGGTGCCAAAAAAACCTTTTCCATTTCATCGCCATTCCAGCGTTCTGTGTACATTTTCAACGGCATTGCGCCGATCACAGATTTGAAAAGATCCACCGCCCTATTTATGGCAGGGACAGCCACCGCGCGGTTTCTGTCAAAACCTTCCGTGTAGGCGTAATAGTTGCCGATCATTCCAGCGCCAGAAACGCCGTTTGAATACGCGCTACCTGCAACAGCAGGCTCACCTACATGTGTTGAAATTGCGGCCTGTTTGGTGCGCGAAAAAATAGCCATAGGTCAAGCATTACACACATTGGGTTGTTGTTGGTGACACCAGGCTATGCGAAACCCGACAGAAGGCGAAGGCCAGCCTGGTGCCGTTTTCATATTAGCCATTTGAAACAACCATCATGGGTTTGCCACCAGTTTTTGGTTTGCTAGTCAACGCCGCTGCAAACACCGCTAGGCGCGCTAATTCGATGGGGCCACTAGAACGCTGTGATGAAAGCGCAATTGATCCCTGTGATCTGACCGCTACCGCGCGGGCGATATGTTCAGCCAGCATAGTTTCGCCTGTGTGCACCAAAAGTTTTTGGCGGATCATTTGGCGTACTGGGTCTGTCCATTTCAAAATTTCGCCGTAGCCTACGATCACTTTTTTGCGTTCTAAATGCAACGGCCAATGCAGATCAATGGACGGGGTAATGGCAAATTTGATGGCAGGGTTTTGGTTTAGGCGTTCAACGTGTTCCATGACTTGGGCGTAGGTGTCCACCATGAATTCAACGGTGACAGCGGTTCGTCCGTCTGGTAGGGCTACGGCGCGCAAACCAAAATATCTGGTTTCGTCAACGCTGTTTTCTATGGCTACGGTTCCACCGTCAGGAATATCCCCATCGAATTTTAGGGATTGCCATAACCCTGGGTTCAGCCAACCCTGATCTGATGCCACCCACAGGTTGCATGAGGCGCGCAAAAATTGGGTTCTGTCAGGGTTTTCACTTTCCGCTGTAATGGTGTCCATTGTCAACGTGTGGCCCAATGCTGGATTTCCCCATGACCATGCAGCAGGGTTCATTGGGTCTAGGTCTGGTGGCGGTGACCATTCGGCAAAATACAGGTTTCCTGTTTTCTTTTGGTCAATCATTCTCAAAGCCTGTTCCCGCCATTTGAGGAAGGCGCGGGAATTTTCTGTGCCAGCCGTTGACCAGCAGGACAGCAAAGGCGATTTCTGGGCGCGCATTGCTGGCAACAAACCACCGTCAATTGCTTCACTTGAAATGTCCCAAATCTCATCAGCCACGATCAGGTTTGGGCTGGTGCCGTGACCAACGGACGGGCCAGCAGCGCGAACAAACCAGCGGGAACCATCAGGCATGGTGACGCTGTTTCGCCCGTAAGAGTGTGAAACCTTTGCACCAAATTTGGCTTCCAAGATTGGGGCCAATTCGTCAAACAGCATTACGCCCAAATCAAGCCTGTGGCTTACAGACAGCACCAATTGTTTCTTTCCTCTGATAATTGGCATTTTTGTGAGCCACCAACCCACCAACGTCATCAGGGCAACGGTCTTTCCGTTCTGCCGCGCAGTCGAAACCAACGAAATACGGTTATGCAAATTCAAATCATCGTCATGCACCAACTGGCCAGTCAATGCGCGCATCTGCCAGGGCATCAATTCAATTCCTAGTATGTCCCTAGCCCAGCCCCCCAAATCAGCCCCAAACGATCCAAGCCCATTAGGCACCACAGTTTCCAAACGTGGCTGATCCCCGCCAGTCCTAGCCAGTTCGGGCTGGTTCGGGCTTTCCGATATAGAACTGAG